CCCGAGTATCACCCATGTCGATGGCACAGCGAGAGCACAGACCGTCACAGAGGATTCCAACAAACTCCTCTACGACGTCCTCGGTCACACCTCTGGTATCCTACTAAATACTTCTTTAAATGTTCAGGGTAAACCTATCGCCAACAGGGTTGATGAGGGTTTTGATTTACTTGAACGTGGACTTGATTATCTTGTGGTGGAAACTAATGATGGAAGACTCAGACTGTTCAGTAAACTGGCAATATCAATCGGCGCCATATCTGCCGACTGAAGAAGAACTCGATGAACTGGTAGGTTTTGTTTATCTCATAACCCAGAAAGATAACGGCATGAAATATGTCGGAAAGAAACTCTTTCACCGCACCAAAACGCTCCCCGTAACAAAGACTCGCAAACGCAGGAAGAAGGTAAAGGTCGAATCTGACTGGCGCGCTTATTGCGGTTCCAGCGCGAGCGTACAGAAAGTAGTTGACGAACAGGGAATAAAAGCGTATCATAGAGAGATACTCCACTTGTGTAAGAGCAAGGGTGACGCCTCTTATCTTGAAGCGAAGGAGCAGTTTGACCGCGACGTATTACTCCGTGACGACTACTATAACGGCATCATAAACTGTAGAATCAATGCTAAGCACTTGAAACTAAAGGAAAAATAAGTGCTTTACATTCTGTTCGTTATACGGTAGAATAGATGTACGAATGAAACTCTAAGGAAATATCATGATTTTAATTGACTACAACGGCATCGCCATCGGCAATATCGTTGCTCAGGGCATCTCGCCCGACGAGGACTTGGTCCGACACACAATACTAAACACCATCCGCATGTACCGCCAGAAGTTCTATCGCGAGTACGGCGAGGTTGTTATCTGCTGCGATGGCGCAAAGATCTGGCGCAAGGAGTTCTATCCAAACTACAAGTTCAAACGCAAGGCAGCGCGGGAGAAATCCCCTATCGACTGGGGTGCCCTGTTCGAACACGTCACTACCATAAAGGAAGAACTCAAAGAATACTTCCCGTACAAGGTGGTAGACGTTCCTGAGTGTGAAGCGGACGACATCATCGCTCAACTTTGTATTCGCTCTCAAGAGTTCGGTCATCATGAACCTATCATGATCGTATCTTCCGATAAAGACTTCGCTCAGTTACAAACTATGAGCAACGTCAATCAATTCAGCGTTTTGAACAAACGCCTCATTATCGAAAAGAACCCACGTTTGTTCCTCGCCGAGCACATCTTGAAGGGCGATGGTAGCGACGGTATTCCTAATGTGTTGTCCGACGATAACGTATTTGCTGAAGGTCGTAGACAAACGCCTCTCCGTAAAAACCGTATGGAAGAACTCATGATCGCTATGAGTGAAGACCGCTGGGACGACGTTCCTGAAGATATACATAGAAATATCCAAAGGAATAAAACACTTATCGACTTGGAATATTGCCCCGAAGCAGTCAAAGAGAAAATTATAAATAACTTTGACAACCAAGATAAAACGGCGAACCGTGGAAAGGTGATGTCGTATTTGATTGAGAAACGATGTAAACTATTGTTAGAGGTAACTGGAGAATTTATTAATGATTAGCGCGAACCATATGAATGGTAGACGATGGGAACTGTACGAGATTATCGAGGCAGTTCAAAACGCAAAGAACCGCAAGGATAAAATTGACTTGCTACAAAAGCATAATAACCCTTCACTTGAAGACTATCTCCGTTGTCTTTTCGATGATCGGGTTCAATTTCTACTCCCTCCAGGCAAACCACCCTACGAACCTTCCGAGGAGCAATCAGTTGCTTCTTCCTGGAGCAGAGAAAACAAAAAACTCACCTACTTCGTGAAGGGTCTGCGCGCAGACAAACTCATTCCTCTCAAGCGAGAGAGCATCTTTATCGGAGTCCTAGAATCTGTGCATCCCAAGGATGCAGAGTTACTTGTTGACATGATCAACAAGAAAGCACCCAAAACTATCACCCTTAAACTCGTAAAGGAGGCGTTCCCTCATCTAATTTGATTTCTTTATTATGCCCAAAAACTAACCAAAGTCGAATAGGAGTATGCCTATGCATGCAAACCAAGTTGACCGTCTTAAGAAAGATAGTCATGAGTTAAGAAACTATATTCACAAACTTACCAAAAAGGGCAAGACCGATTTAGCGTACAAGATAACAAGGAAACAGCAGTACCTAGATCAACAAATCAAAGAAATCGAATCAGAAGAAATATAAGGAAGGTGATCCTATCTCGTGGTGCCCTTCGGGGCACCTCGTCAATTTGGAACGGAGAATATAATGCCAACGTATTTAATGCGTAACGATGAAACCAATGAAGAGAAAGAAGTGATAGTCTCTATCTCGAAAATGGAAGAAATGCGAAATGAAGGATGGAAGATAATCCACAAACCTACTGACCGCTCAAACCTCATAACCCAACACGGTTCTACCATAGGCAAAACGTCCTCTGACTGGAGAGACCTTGTTAAGAAGATCAAGAAAGGGTCTGGTCGTGGGAATACGATCAACACATGAGGGACAAAACAAATAAAGCAAAGTTGAGGATCGACGATCTTCTAACATTCGAACCCATGACTCGTAATCAAGTTAGAGCGCACGAAGCATGGAAGAACGAAGGAAACCACCTAGTCCTCAGCGGAAGTGCTGGAACAGGGAAGACCTTCACAGCGTTCTATCTCGCTCTGGAGAGCGTTTTAAATAAGTCTACCCCTTGGGAGAAGATACACGTTATACGCTCTGTGGTGCCTACCAGGGACGTTGGATTCCTTCCTGGGACTATCGAAGAGAAACTCGACCCGTTTATCCTACCGTACAAGGGTATTTGCGCCGAACTATTTGAATGCGGCGACGCCTGGGACAACCTTTCCCGTAGCGGTATCGTAGAGTTTCACTCCACCTCGTTTATCCGAGGAACAACCTTTGACGACGCAATCATTATTGTGGATGAAATGCAGAACTGCAACTTCCACGAACTTGACTCAGTAATCACCCGCGTAGGACTAAATACTCGTATCATCTTCTCAGGTGATTACTTACAGTCAGACTTTTCGAACACAATGGAAAGGAACGGGATATTAAAATTCTTAGAAATCTTGGAATTGATGAGAAACTTCAGCGTTATACAGTTTGGTTGGGGCGATATTGTCCGTTCCGACTTCGTGCGGGAGTACATCATGACCAAGGAAATAGTCCAATCGGGAATGATGGAGCAGGAATGAACAGGGCAGATGTATTCGAACAACTCATTCTTGATGAAGGTATTAGGCATGAGATCTACCTTGATCACCTTGGATACCCGACATTCGGAGTCGGTCATTTAATTGTTCCATCAGACCCAGAATACGGAGCGGAGATTGGTTCGCCAGTTTCGGAAGAAAGGGTCTGGGAAGCATTCAATCAAGACCTTGACGATGCAATCTCAGAATGTAAAGTATTGTATCCAATGTGGGATGGGTTTCCTGAAGAGGTCAAACAAATTTTGGTCAACATGATGTTCAACATGGGTAGACCAAATTTATCGAAGTTCAGAAAGATGAACGAGCACCTTGCGTCTCGTAACTGGAAAGATGCTGCTACGGAGGGAAGGGATTCCCTTTGGTATCGTCAGGTTCCGAATCGCGCAGAAAGATTAATGAGTAGACTGGAAGTAGTTTAATGGCGAAGTATACACGGCACGATCCTCGTAATAAAAAACGCAATAAACATAAGAACATGGCTAAAGAGGGAAAGGGTTTCAGAACCCCTGAAATAAGGGGACGTGAAATCAGCGGGATATGGATAGACGAATACCAGACGGTACAGGAAGTGAGAAACCTACTGAGGTAGAAAACAGGTTTTCTTGGTGGATTGACCTGGCACACGCTATTGATTGTTGGCGTATATTTCCAAGGATCTTTATAAGTGTGTACATGTATCTTCTGTACAAATCAACGATGTGGTTCATGGCGCTCGAAGCACCAACCATTGAACAAGCGGGTTTGATATCAGTTGTGACAGGTATAGGCGCAGCATGGTTTGCTTCCTATACCGCAACTAAAGGTGATGGACATTAATGCCTCCAATTTATATGATACAATTATCTGGGAACGCCGTTTCTCAGTACTATAAACGCATCTGCAAGACAACCTGGGAATCTTTCGGTTACGAGATAAACGAGTTTGAGGGTATAGTCCCCGAGACCATTCCTCCAGGAGACCAACTCGTATTCAGCAAGAACAAGTTCTCAGGAGCACCGTTTACCAAAACGGAGATCGCTGTTTGGTACAGTCACTTTCTTCTCTGGGAGATGTGCGCTCGAATGGACAAACCCATCATAATCCTTGAGCACGACTGTTTCATATTCAAGAATTTCGAATACTGTGAGTTCAAAAACAATACCTTTAAGTTGTTTTCCTCGACAATCAAGAAAGGTTCCTTGCATCTTTCCCCTTGCTCGGGTTACTATATCACTCCAGAGTTTGCACGAATCTTGTCAATGAACGCTCTGATACAAGAGCACGATATGAACGTGGACGGTTTCCTTGCCTCTATAACAAAAGCAAAAGAAGGCGACTACCACTGCTTTCAATATAATGATCCATCCGTGGGAACAACCATTGAGCATCTTAAACGAAGTACGAAGC